CTACCATAGTACCAACTACACCATTAACATTTACCCCTTCACGAATGTTCTGAGGATATAAGTTTGGACTTGCAAGGAATACATAATTTGCGCCTTGTATATATGCGCCGTTTGGTATATGAACAATAATGCCCCTTCCTCTGCCTGCATAGGTGTCATCCCATGCAAAACCGTCATTCACATTGTTATCATATGCACTTATAACATCTCCCGTAGTACAGGCCCATTTAGGGATTGCGCCCTGTACACCTGCCAAATCATGTCCTTGTAGCATCTTAGATGCATCAATTCCTAATAAATTCTTTAGCTGTTCATATGTAACATAGACATAGGCCTCATGGATATGGCCTTGCCCATCATTAAATGGTTCTCGGTGATACCATCCGTTTTTAAATAATACCCATATTCTATTTGCCCAATCTTCTCTACCTTGTAAATAGCTTACGACCGCTCCGTCTCCTCTATCAGCTATTTGCCCTTGTACCGCCACACCGTTTTTACTGGTAAAAGTACTTCCTGCCACCACTTTATCTGCGGTGGCATTACCCAAAACACTTGCATCTATACAAGTGTGAGGATGTCCGTCATTTCTATGGTAGTACGCATTTCCATGCGGCAGATCTATATAAAATATCGGATTGTTTGTATCTGTCCAATTATCAATACCGCAGGATGTAGACTTATTGACTCTGCTGTTGTTTGCTCTAGTGTCTACCTCCTTAATCTGACCCCGCTTACCCGCAAGCGTCAGTGACTGTAACATCTTAGTTGTGTCTACGCCTATAACATTCGACAAAACTGCATAAGGAATTTTTGCGGTAGGCTTATACTGTCCATCTCGTATGTAGTATCCTTCTTCAAACCTTACATGGACTGTACTTTCCCCTGAAGCATTTACAACTTCCGAAGCTGTGGACCATGTACCACGATTAGGTATAGTACCTTCAACAACTTCATCGTCACTATCATTAGTGACAGTCTTATACCCCTGTAAAACTTGAGCCTTGCCGGCTGTAACATCATCAGATCCGACGCCACCACCCGAACTTCCGGGTATTAAAATCTTACCCATATCACACCCCCTTTAAGCCAACCTTTATATCAGCGCCAGGCTTTTTATAAGCATAAAAAATGACACTACCGTTTTTAGTGTCACCGTCAAAAATAAAAGAAAAGTTCTTTTCATATGCTTTCACAAGCCTGTCATTGTTTTGAATACTCTTATCAATCCTTTTTACTAAAGTAGGATTGTCATCTGCTTTGATACCAAATACAGCAACTTCCTGCTTGTAGAAATCCCCTTCACCTACCCAGCCATTCACTGTTAGAGTAACATCTATTACTCTTCCGATTTCATCAGCCTTGCCCCTGAGCTCTTTAATTGACTTATATATCCTGTTAAACAGCCAATTAAAAAATGCTGCAGGTGGCTTATATCCTGCCACAAAACCTGTATTTTGAAGCGACTCAGGCGGTGCACTGCCTACAGCTTCCCACTTTGGTAAATCCTCATTAAACTGCATAATACTCCTTTCTATCTCAAAGGTAAAACAGGTGCGTTATCATCATCTCCCAACATAAGCCCCAGATATCCTCCAAAACTGTTGTTCAAATCTGCAAAACCTTTAGACTCGTCATATACATTCTCACTGCTGTCAAATTCAAATGTGCCTTCAAAACCGTCCGTTATAATCCCTACACCTATAGGTAAGAGCTGTTTTATAAGCTGTATTGCCTGTCTACTTGAAAATCCGCTGGCAACGAGAGTAGCAAGAGGTATTGACCTTATATGTACATTACCTCCTTCGGCATCATCAATTGCTAATTCATTGCTGTTATCAGCCATGCCCAACATAGACCTGGCAACTCTTATAACCGAATTATAATTACCTGTTACAAGATTTTTACCGATACGCATATATAACAGGTATCTATATTGATTATCGTCTAAGCTACCTCTTAACTGGCCTATCATGTTTCCAAAATGCTCAAGAGTTGCTCCATAGGCCTTTGTCAAATCCTTGGAGTTTTTTGTGTCAATGATGTCATTCATAAGCTTATCTATGGCAAGATGTCCTATCTCAAGAAGCTTGTAGTTATTGCTTTCCGGATCCTTCCTATAGCAGTCGGGAAGCAAGTAAGATTTATTCATCAAACCACCTCCACGCTTATATTAGATACATCAATCCTTGCTATTTCCTGCTCCCCAATAGCAATATCGCTATTTCCCGGGTTTTGTCCAATTTTACATATTTTTAAGTCAACTACACTGACAACACCCGTAACATTATGTATATATCCGAAAACACTCGTATAATATACATCGCTTCCATTAGCCAAATTATTTATAAAATTCGCAATATTGTCTTTGATTTGACCAATTCCTGAACTCTCAAAGTACTGATTAGTCTTAATTTGCATAGAGATTTTTAGTTCAGCTTTGGAAGTAGCAAAGAACTTAACAGTATGAGGCTTTCCCCATGCGTCATATACAGTTCTTTCTATGTCACCAATGCACTGAATACCTAATGGCTTTTTATCGAATATAGCCTTGGCAATTTCGTCATACTGGCTCTCAGGGGCAAGCACATAGCACGCAAAACTGTGAGGAGGTATGCTTGAAGCGGTATCACTGTTATTGTCTATAACCGATACGCCGTCCACCAGAGGAACACGATAGATTGCACCTTTAATGGCACTCTCCGTAGAACTTCCCGCGCCTGCTAAAGAATTGGCAAATCGAATTCTAAAGTCCTTATCACTTTCAAGCTCTTCACCGTTTTGAACAATCCTTATAAACTCTACCGAATCTATTCCCATTCTTGGGTTTTGAATATCCAATCTCTCATCGTTTGAAATATTACCGACCACACCGTCATCCACGCAGTTAGCGATTGCTATAACCTCACCGTTGCTGTCTATTGTATAATCATTTACTACATAAAAACTCGTTTTATCGCTTTTAAGCAAAAAAGCTGACGGCACAGATTCTCCTACTGTTCCTTTTATTTTCACCTCAATTCTTGCTTGAGTTGCCTGATTTCTGCTTACTGCAGCAAAAGGTCCCAACCTGTCAAGACTCTGACCTCTTGCAGTATTAGGAAAACTTGAATAATACAAATCTTCCAAAGTCTCATAACAAATGTTTAAATCAAAAACATTTATTCTTATAAATTTACCTAGAACAGACTCTTCCGATGTATCAATATCATCACCAAGAAGAACCTTAGCCCTGTTAATCTGAGCTTGCAAAATCTCATCATATGATGGCCTTACAAAACCCTTATCAGTAATACAGCTCAAATTACACCTCCATTTTAATCTCCTTGCCGTTAATACTCATAGTTATAAGCAAATGCCTGTTCGCACTGTCATCAGCAAATTCAATATTATCTACTGCAAGGCTGTTGTCTATCTGGTTTACGGCTTGTCTTATTTCATCTTTAATAAGTTGATAATTAGGATTCTTTACAAATATACTTCTCTGATCCAAACCCTCTCTTTTATCAAGCCACCACTCACCATAATTGGTTAATAAAATTTGTCGTATCTTTTGAATAATAAGGTCGCTGCTTTCCACCATCTCAATTTTATTTTTATTTACTATCACATCACCTTTATCGTCTAACGAAAAGCATTTCATTACAATACCCCTATAACTACGGCGGATGATATCTCATGATGTCCGGGCCTTGGAGTAGTCATATTTCCATGTCTGGTTTCGCTTATATCCCTATCCGCACACATACAAAAAACAATATCCCCGGCTTGTACCTTTTTAAACTTTACACATTCGTTTCCCGTTGTTTGGCAGATAAAGCTTTCATACTTACCACAACTGCTTACAATAGGACATGAGGTAATTAGTGCAGGCACACTTGAATCTCCTCCTACAGCCTTATTCATGGCCAATGGTTGTATTGTAGCAATATCTCCACTTACATTTACCACCTTAGCAATAAATCCGGTATGAACATTTAAAAGTGCCTGTTCTATAGCATCATTTATATACGTACTATTCGCCATTACCTTACCTTTCCGCCAAGCTTTCTAATCATTTCCAAATTCTGATCTGCGCTACCTCTATAATTTAATATACCTAAAGCTTCCGCAATCTTGGCTCTATATGCGAAAGAGCTGTCAGAGCCAACACCTGCCAATCCGTCAACGATAGAAACTCCCGTATACCTTGATAAATCAGGAAGTCCACTAATTTTATTTTCAGTATTTGCACCCTGCTTAGGGCACTCTATCGCTTTTACCTTCGTCAAAAAATCGGAGCCGTCATAGCTGTGATGTCCTTCTCTTACCCTATATCTGCCGTTTACATTCTTTGACTTTATATTAAGTATAGATCCCGTGCTGATTCTATGCTGCAATAACATAGTAGCCTCGTATCCGCTTACTTTATCTTTATATTCCTCAGCATTTATCTCTTCTTCAAACTCGGAAAGACTTATAAGGCCCGTGTCCACGCTTAAAGAAAAATTGGTATCATCTCCTTCACCTATGGACTGCACATATATTTGACCTTTACTGATATATGCAGATACTCCGCAGACCTGTGCCTGCTTTTTTATTGTTTCCATGATACCGGCGTCAACAGTTAAGCCGTCTTTGTATACAAAATCACGCTTAATAGAAAACTTGGCTATCGGTAGACCTACCTTTGACAGCAAATCTCTTAAAACTGTTGATGCCTTAGAGCCTTTCGCATAAGCCAAATTCTCAATTTTCCTTTCAATCCTGTCTACACTGTCAATCACCTTTACTGTAGTAACCTTATCTAAATCATCAAAAACAGTCTTTACATGAGAAATGAATCCACTAAGAATAATACCTGTATCGTCCTTATAGCCCGCAGTAAGCGTAACTTTCTCACCTTTTTTAATGTTTTGAATAGTAGTATCCGATAAATTATACAAGATAATTTCAGACTCATTTGCCTCTGTATCATCATCAAATTCAACATCGAACTCAAGATCCAAATCATTAGAGTTTATAGATACATTGCCTGTTTGTACAATAATATTTCTTCTAAAAAGGGCATTATCTCCGCCGGAAGTTTCAATATTGATTTCCTGTTCCAGCTCCATAAAAGACTTAATTATCCTTGACGCTCTCCCTCTTCTCCTGATATTAACGTATCTGCTCATATCAATCCTTACCGTTATCAATAGTCAAAAAAACTGTATGTGTAAAATTATCCCATGTGATTTCCTTTTCCCCATCAGACTCATCAATAGGCTCTATTCTCATCATAGGAAAACTACCTGACCTGTATATATCTCCAAAAAGTTCAACTCCATAAATCAATGCATCAATACCCAATACCTCATTGCCTCTTTTTAACCTACAAGTAAAAAGGTCTGCCGCCTTATTGTACGCAAACCTTAAGTTAAACTTATCGGAGCCCAGAATAATATCAAATCCATATGGTATTAAATCTTTTTTAATAGGTATCCTGTCTCTCATATAACCTCCTAAGGAATCACCAATACCCAACCGTCAAGTATCTTGTTCGGATCCTTTATTAAATCCTTATTAGCATCTACTATTTTGGGATACAAAGAGCCGTTACCATAATAGCTTTTAGCAATCTTCCACAGACAATCCCCTTTTTTTACTGTATGCGTTCTTTTCTTCGGCTCCTCAGATTGCGCTGTTACTGATTCTTGTACTTGCTGTAACCCAACATCCCCGGTAGTAGCAGTATAAGGGCTTGCAGCAATTCTTATCTCCGTAAGCTCCATAGTAAACTTTTCACCGTCCCTTATGCTCGCATCACTGTTAGACTTAAAAGCGGTTATAAGCATACTTGACAAGATATTCCTGCCTACATACTTCACTATCTCTGCATTTTTCTTCATCTGCTCTATTCGATATCTGGTATTTTCCCACTCATCCCCAACTATATAACCCGAAATACCAAGAGTTATCGGACCTCTTTTTGCATGGTCGGAAAGAGGAATGCCACTTTCAACAGGATGAGAACTTACTTCAACGTTTTGATTTACTTCTTCCGTTTCGCAAAAAACATATAAACCGTTAATAAGTGCCATTATACCTCCATAGCTGCAAGTCTTGTTCTTGACATACTCTCATAGCTCTCTTTAATGGACTCTTTAACCCATCTTTGTACTTTACGTTTATTGGAATCGCTTGCACTTGCTCCGTTTAAATTAAGTACAAAACTTGGAGAGTAATTATTGCTCATGCTTTGGCTTCTGCTTGTTACATTACTCGTGCTTATCCCTCTTACCGGTTCGGAAGCACTATGCATAGTATTTGATACTGACATAGCACTCTTGGCTACTTTAGGTTTCAAGCTTTCAAGTCCCTTTACAAGTCCCAGGTCAAAAAATCTGGCGCTCTTAATGGCTACCCTCGACGGAGAATGAATATCCAAAGACTTATTAACCGTTTGACTGACACTGTTAGCAATATCTCTGGCCTGCGCTACTATGACACCCTTTTTAGAAGATAATCCATCTGCAAAACCTTGCCCCGCCATCTCACCTGAAGGCTTAAGGTCAATATTATTAAAAGGAGGTGTTACAGCATTAGCGGCATTCGTACCCGCTGAAGTGATAGACGGTATTCCGCTTGTCATACCGTTGGCAAATGCAGTTGATGCTCCTGTAGCACTTTGAGTCATAGCCATGTCAAATGTGGACTGTTGACCTGCAAGAGATTGTGTAAATGTTGTTCCGATATTTGCGGTAGAAGTATTAACTGCATTAGTATCCAGTACAAATGCGCTTGATGCTGTAGCAGATACCCCCTGCATTGCACTCGCAACAGTAGCTTCATTGGATTTGATACCGTTGGCAATACTGTTACAAGTCTTAGCACCCGTATCAGAAGCATCCTTACCGTCGTCTCCGCTAAACCATGACTTTACACCATCCATAATGCCCTTGCCTAAGCCCTTTATAGCACCCATAAGCATTTTCGGAAGATTGGTTATAATAGCAACAATCCCATTAAATAAGGCCTCTCCAAGCTGTGGCAAAGCTCCTATAATGCCTGTTATCAAATGCCCTATTATCTCACCCGCTTTTTCACCAATCATCGGCATAGACTGTGCAATTCCGCTTATAAGCTGTCCCAAAATGTTAATTCCTGTAGATAAGATATTGGGAAGCATTAATGCAACTCCGTCAATAAATGACAGTACTGCGCTATAAGCTCCTTGCACCATAGACGGAAGAGCCGGAGCAATTCCGTTGGCAATCTCCAAAATAAGCTGTGTACCAACAAAGAATAATTGCGATGCCATAGAAAACAGGCCCGAAACAAGCAAAGGTATCGCGGTAACCGCAGCATTTACTACAGATGGGATATTTTCGTGTATGAGGCTTACCAATCCGTTCATAATTGTCATACCGCCATTTATTACTCCCGGTAATAAAGTAGGCAGTGCCTGTACAGCCTGATCAAGAGCTCCCCTTACTATTGGAGCAAACTCCACCACAGCATCCTTTAACCCTTCGATCACTGTAGGTAAAGCCTTAACTACATTTTGAACAACAGGTTTAACATTCTTTACAACGGAAGAAAAAGCTGTTGTAAGGTTCCCGGTCAGCTTTTTTATATCGGCATTTGAATCTCCAAGACTTCCTACAAGCGACTGTGCCGCCGCCTTAAAAAGCCCTATAGAACCTGAGACTGTCTGATTGGCTTCTCTTTCAAAGTTTCCTGCATATTGTGAAGTTCTCTCAAAAAAGTACTTCATAGACAGTTCCGCTTTTTCAGAGTTTGACATCTCATTCCATGTCTTTTTTAATCCCTGTGCCTGTGCATATGCTCCCAAAGTAGTGGCATTCATAGCTACACCGAGATTATCCATCATAGTATAGTTACCTTTAGCCGCACCCGTTACAGCTTCAAGCGCGTCAGCCTGGTCTACACCCATAATAGAAGCCACATCAGCCGCCCTTTGCATTGCCTGTACAGACAAATCTAACGACCTTTGCTGGTCAAGTCCTGACCCTTGGAACAATGAACCCATCTTATTTAAGTTCGCAAGGTAATCACTTTGAGAAATACCCATAGTCGCATATGCTTTGGATGATATGGTGGCCAATGACTGAGTGGAGTCTATAAGATTTCCTGTACTTGGATCTATTTCCTGTATATTTGCATTAATACTTGTAATCTTATTTCCGAGATTTTGAAAAACCGTCTCTGAACCTCCGACATTTTGCTCCATCTCACCGAACGCATTTACCGCTTTGGTAGCCAACCCGACAAATGCGCCACCTACCGCTGCGATACCTCCAAGAACAGCCTTTCCCGCAATTTTAGCTAAGGAAAGCCCTGCGCTTGCAGTCGCCTTTGCCAGCTTTTTAGCACCTGCAATTAGTCCCTTAAAAGCATTTTTCGGTAATGCCTTAAGCCCCGAGCCAAGCTTTTTTACACCTGATACAATTTTATTAAAAACATTCTTAGGCAGGTTCTTTATCCCTGTACCAAGCCTTTTAAACCCGTTCACAACACCGTTTAGAGCTGCCCTCGGCAAAGATAAAATACCGCTTCTAAGTCTTGATATACCGCCCGTAACAGCTTGCCTTGCAGAATGAGCCAAAGAAACCATACCTTGCCTTATTCTTGAAACTGCATGGCTCGGCAAAGCCGCCAAAGAAGACCTTACACCCGAAAGTCTTTCTCTAAGACTTACGCTTTCTCTTGCTGTCTGTCTGATTGCATTATTTGTTTGGGTGATACCATTTCCCGCTCCATCCGCTATACTTGCGGAAGCCTCAGATGCTCCCTGCATAGCAGAGTCAAGTTCTCTGACAGAATTAGCTGCATTCAAAGCCTCATCATTAACACTACTGATTTGACTGCTCGCAGTTTCAAGGCCACTTTCATTTGTCTCAAAAGTAATTCTTATAACATCTTCTCTAATTACAGCCATAGATATCACCCCCTATCCTTTTCCATTAAACTTATATAATAATCCAAAGCAAAATTCGCCTCAGAAACTTGATTTGGCGTCATCTGATAAAAAACCGTATTAAAATCAAGTCCGCCATCTAATACAAGTCTCCAGTAAGCCCAATTATCCTTTGCCCTACTTCTTAACTGACTTTTCGATAGTCTTCTCTCGAAAGTGTCCTCTCATAACCCCTGAAACAAAGTTGGTCACTTCCTGCAATTCCTCTTGTGTCTCAAAATCATCAATATCGGCATCTTTCGGTTCAACAAGTCCCATTTTCAGTACATTCTCAGCCAACAACTTTGTGGATGTTTGTCCGGTCTCTAAAGTTGACTTGTCAACACAGTTTAACCAGTTTGATATTCCGCAAAACTGTGCTACATACTTTACTCCGTTAATCTCTTTATCTACCTGATAACTCTTAACCATTTATTCACCTTCCCCATAACAAAAAGAGAGCCTAAGCTCCCTTACATTATCTATCTGTATAATCCAGCACCTGTATTTCAAATTCTCTGTCTGCAAGCTTTTCGCCAACCTTATTATCTGCAGGTTTCTTCATAAAAGCCTTAGATCCTCCGGTCTTCTCATTGGTAGCTTTATTGACAACCCAGACAGAAAATATATCCGTAACGTCGGCCATTCTTTTCAATACCTTTAACTGCGGACTTGTGGCCTGTACAGAAACTTTTATTGTACCGTTCCTCTTGGCACTCTCGTTTATTACAACATCCCCCTGAAAACCTGTTACAGCCTCAGCAAAATCATTGTCGGCAGAACATTCGATATTATCCTCGCCAAGGCCCGTGATGGCAAAAGTACCAAAAGCCCTTGAAGCAACCGTGATAGTCACATCGGAAGGATTATAATTTTTGATTTCCATATATTACCTCCTATATTGTAGCTGTACCGTTAATAGTCGCTGTATGTATTGCCCCGGCAAGGTCAAAACTGAACTTACCAAGTTTATACACTCTTGCGGATCTGTCGGATGCGGAAGTATCGCTTCGTTTTCCGAAATCAGTCTCATACATGGCGGTTTTGTTCTCATCATGAGCAATCATTCCCTTAGTATCTGCTTCCTTAAGTACGCCATTTGTTACTCCTTCAAGCATGCCGATACCCGCATCATCATAAGTTACCTTCTTAGAATTGTTAAGAAGCTTCTGTGCCTGGTAAGCTATGTTAGATATGATCCAATCAAAAGCATCTACTACATCCAAGTACTCACCTGCCGCGCTCTTACCTTCTGTAGTAACAATATCTCCGGCTTTTCTTTGGATGGTATATCCGTACACATTTCCGCTCTTATTCTCGTTATTAATAAGCTTCACATCTCCGTCAGTGATATCATCAGGAGCAACACCCTTAATCAAAACATTCTTATAAGTAAACGAACCTGACTCATATCCTGCTGTAGCTCCTACCACAGCTGCTGCCAAATCCTGACCCTTTGAGTGGACTCCTACACAAGTTCTGTCAAGGCCTTCAAGCCCTGTTGCCTCTGAAATCTGCTTAATAACAGGAAAATAAATAAGTGATTCCGTAGTCTCTACCGCTTTTGCCATCTCGGCCACAGTCGAATCCCCGTCGCCAAGCAACGTTATAACCTGCCTTGCCTTCCCTACTAATTTAGGAATAACACTGACCGCATTACCTGCAGTCTCAATTACTCCTATCGTAGCAGGAGGGTTCTTCTGCATTTTCATAATCTGAAACAACTTATAAGCTCCGGAATCTTCAGCAAATCCCGCAGCGGTTAAATCCTTTGACTCGCTATATTCCTTAAAATCCTTTTCCCTCGTAGACTTTGAAACCACTATGCAAGGTACTCCGCTGCCTATAGAGCCTACGGCCCCTGTAAGACTGATATTTACATTAATATCAAGCATGAAAATCATTCCTTTCTACTTCAAATTTATCAATATTTTCAACATTACCCTCAAGGTAATTCATAACATTAAGCACACAATCAAATCCTTTTCTGTACTCATATTCAATTGTGAGCATATTATCGCGGTTATTTATACCGCTTATTCCCGTTATACTTATATTTTTATCCTTCAGATATACCGCACTTTCAAACCAATCATGCAATTTCCGGCAAAGCTCAAAGCACTCATTATCATTATCACTGTTTACAGTGAATGAGTATTTCACCTCTACAGGCTTATACCTGTTTTTACCGTCATCACTGTAAGTTCTGCTCTTATAGTCAATTGCAGTTACGGTAAAGCTTATAAAAGGATACTTAGGTATATGGCTCGTGATATTGGACTTCACGCATATAAGACTTAATTCACTTTGTATGCCTTCACAAATAATTCTGTTGTAAGAATTTAAATCAAACATCGAAACTACTTACCCTCCTGAGCGTATAGTTGTTGAAATCCGCATAGTCTTCACCATATAAATAACTTTCCTCAACCTTAAAACTGTTTCCGTTATGTTCCACATAAAAAGCACCGTTTTCAAGATTTATAATGTCTTTATCCTTAGCAATAAACATTTGTCTGTCGGAGCTTGTAAGCCTTCCACCGCTTTCATATATCGCTCTGCTTGTCATTGTGATTATTGCGGCCTTTATATCTCTTGACAGCTTTTCGCCCTTTGTATATTCACCGGCTATATAGCTACCTTGTGCGAATGTTATAAGCTTACATGGTACTTCATATTTAGAAATCAAATCAGAAAAAATAAACTCCATAATCATTTACCTACAATTCTGTGGGATATTGCCCCTATCATAGACCCTGTATCATTTAGAGGATTGCTTCCCCCGTGTTGTCTATGTTCAATCGTATAAGGATGTAGAGGCGGTTCTACCTGATTTGTGGCATACTCTTTTATTTTGCCCTCAAGATTGGTCCCAAGTGCTTCAAGAATAGTGTCTGCATCAATATTTCCCGTTATCAGCGCACTTATAAAATCCATATAAGCGGATAAAGCTTCATTCTTGCCCTTATCATATCCATTCCTTAAAAAAGCCCTTTCCGGAATAGTTATTGTTGTTGTGGAAGGCTTTAATGCAAGTCCGGTAGCTTTTAAATAGGCCCTCATTTTAGGAGTTACCTGTATAATACACCCGTATTCATGTATATGAGCAAGCCAAGCCTGTTCGCCACCGAATACACCTACCTCTATAGCTTTACTTCCGAGCTCTTTAAAAGACTCTCTAATCTTAGGTATATAATCTCTAGTAGTAGCCATTACTTCCACCTCGAATAACTTCCAAAAGATTTAGCCTTTCCCTTGATGAGATGCTTACCCAAAAGTTCCTTTGCTATCTGCCATAAACTTGCAGAAGCATTTATTGAACTGTCATAGCTCTTAGACATACCGCCAATGCTCTCACTTGTTACATTGCTTCCGCTTAATGCACCGCTCTTTAGCATAGATATGAACTTAATAATAAAGAGCTTGGCAGAATGTGGAAGATTACTTATATCCTCCACACTCACATCCTCGCCAAGGTTAAAATCGGTATTATCCCTTAGCCAATCAATTGTGCTAAAAAAATACAGCATATCGTCAACACTGACTGAATTTGCTGTAAATCCCATGATTGTTAAGTTTTCTTCCGTCAGTGTCATACGCTACTCCTTGCCTTTTGCTGTCTTTTTTGACTTGCTGTCTTCAGTGGTTTTATCCTCTGTAGCGGTCTCCTCGTTAACATCCGTAACAGAGTTCACTGTATTACTTTCTTCGATCTCTCTTTGCCTTGCAAGTAATCTTCTTCTTTGCTCAAAAAAAGTTAAACTCATAAATCACCTACGCAATCTTATGTCTGAGACAAACAATAGGGATATTCTTAAGATCGGCTACCACCTTCCAGTTTGTTGCAGTCTCGAGGTCGCTGTTTGCTGCATAAGCAGTAGTAAAGCTACCTGTAAAACTTACTCCGTTTGGATGTAATACAAATGCCTTTCTGTTTACCAGTACATCTTTGGATGCCAAAATATCTCTGTCTGTTTCAGTACCTATAAGTCCTATAGGTGCACCTTCCTGCCTTGCAAATGCTCCCTGACCTACAAACATGGTATCGTACACACCCGCATTTACCGGCATAGTGTCATCTACAATAACTCTATACCCAAGATAATACTCAATCTCAACCTTCAAATCAGAGTCATACTGAGTTGTAATATCCTGATTCTTCTGAAGCTTTGTATATGTTGCGGAATGCATCACAACAATTCCAAGCTTATTGGCCGCGTCACCCATCAACTGCTTGGTATCGAGGGCTGCATTAACGCCTATTACAGCATTTGCGCCACTTAATGTACTGATATCAAGCAGATGATTTGTTGCTAAGGCCCCACCTGTACCGAAAAGTCCCTTAAGAACACTTAAGAATATAGCCTGCTCCTTCTCAATCCACCAATCGGATATATAATTTCCAATAGCTGCCATAGGGTCGAAGCCGCCCTTTACCTTAGCAAGGTCCGTAGCTGACCACGCTTTCTGCCTAATCAAAAGAGTTGCTCTCTCATTGGCGGTCTTGATACCGTCAGGAGTCATTGTGTCTTCTCCAAAAATCTCATCATCACCTGCTAAAGGCTTATAAAACGGCATCTGAATCATATTCCCGCCAAGTGGAGTTCCATTTATAAGCCCTGCAACTCTTTCATCAGGTACTGCAATACCCGATTTTACTAATGCTGATACCTTAGTAGTCCTTTCGTTAACATACGCTGTAAACTTCTCAGGTACAATAACCATATCTGCAAATTTTGTTCCCGGCATAAATTATTCCTTTCTTTCTATGCATTGGCTGCAGCTTTTAATACTTTAGCCCTTTCAGGGTCCGCAGCCTCAATTTCAAATTGTTTTGTTATGTTAAAGCTATCCTTTTTCCAAGGATTGTAATCCTCACCGCTTCCGCTACCCTTGTGAACATCTCTTCCCGATTCCTTGAAGCGCTCTTCAACCTTTTCCTTAACAAGCTTTTCAATAAGCAATGAAAAAGCACCAACACGCTTTTTAGTCTCCTCTTCATCAGAACCAAGAACCAACTGTACAATATCATCACTGTTATCAAGCCCCTTAGACTTAAGCTCCTGAGTAGCAACATATTTACACTGCATCAATGCAAACTCACGCTCTTTCTTTTCCAAGGCTCTACGCTTCTCTTCATCCTCAAGCTTACGCTTCTCATCCTCAGACAGCTTATCGTTCTTAAGCTTGTCATATTCAGCCTTGAGAGCATCATATTCAGCCTTTTTAGCATTACCCACACGGTTCGCTTCCCTATCCTTCTCAGACTGTAAAAGCTTCTGAATATAGGCCTTTGTCTTATCATCTAATCCATCAAGCGGATCCATTTCCGGCTCCTTATCTTCAAGGCCAAATTTCTCCAGTAACTCTTTGTACTCTTCACTTGTGATAACACCATCAGCAAGCATCTTCTTTAACTTCTCTAAATTCATAAATTACCCTTTCGAGGCTCACATTTTAAATAAGCCACTTGTATTTGTGGAGTGCAATCTCTTATCCCACCTTATGGAGTCTTAAAGCATTGCCCACCAATTTTTTGCAACAAAAAAGCACCCTTTTTGGTGCTTAAAAATTACTGTTCATCAATACTATTTGCTAGTTCTTGCAACTCATTCCAAATCTCCTTATCCAAATCTCTTAATAGCTCTTGATTTGTGTCAAGCCCAGGCTCCCAAATTCCATCGTCCTTTGCTTTTTTAATTATTCTCTCCGCTTTTCTATTTCTCTTTGCGATAATCTTCCTTGCTTCCTCATCTGCTTCTTTTTTTGTCACTGTTCCCACCTCCGGTAGCCAAAGCCTTCTGATTTTGCTTTTTCTATTACACTGACATGCCTAAAAGCATAGAAATCTCTCCAATCTTCCGGTGTTTGGTCAATATAAGAACTTCTAGACATTTCATAAACATACTTCTCATCAATACCCCTTAGTACATTCAACTTATAGTCATTAAATAACTCTATATCACTATCGCTAAATGAATATTCATTTCTTGAATCTAGCGGATGATTGTGAGTCATATATGCACCTATAAGCTTATCCCCTAGATCCACTTCCGGATATACCCCGTCCAAGTCCCCAAAACATCTTATCACATCCCCATCAAGTGTAACAACAATAGCATTTTCTATAGGTTCTTTTCTGATTATTTTCTCATATTTTTTAAGAGTTTTCAACGCTTCTTTTTCGCTGAGATTGATGTGTTCTAGAAATTCTGGAGGCTTATGACCTTTATCTATCGAAATACCAGCATGTAGACCCTGAATTTTCCTCACCTCATAGCTTACAAAACACCTGCAATTTATATCTTCGCCTGCAACTCCACTCATTCCCGGGCTCATTGCAGTAGCTCCTGAAGGAAGGGTAAACGGCTCATTGACAGGTACGCTCTGACCTTCCATCTTCACATGGTTATATTTACCGTTACCGATAGAGTATTTCCAACCTTTTTTGGTCTTCCTTGATATATTGGGTCGCACTCGCTCATCTTTCATAGTATGCCAAGTCTTTACCATCACAAAGCCTTCAGGTTCTAATCTACTGTGTAGTTCTTTAGCCGCATCCTGATTGCCTTGCTCTCTTACCCTATGAGCTTCAGTCCTGACAATCCTTATAGACTTGGCATAGCTTCCGCCTGTACCGTCATCACCTATCAAGGCCTTTTGTACTCTCTTGGCCATAGTGTCATACCTGTCACCTACCGAAAGACCTATGCCGACCGCTTGCTGTATACCATATATTATATTTGCTCTATTCTTCTCCAATTGTGCCGATAAAGTAAGTCCGTGTACAGGATTATTTACTGCAGCTCTTAGGGCTTGCGGCTTCGCTGATTGGACCTGTGCAAAAGTTGTAACCAAATCCTTATCGTCTACAGCCTTATCAACAGCCTGCACCATACCGCTATACACATTTGAGTAAGTCTGTTCTACCAACTCGGTTATAAGCTTTTTCTCTGCCTGAGTAACATCATTCATCTTTGAGGCTACTTCCTGTAGCAGCCTTGCATCCAGTGCATCCTTGTGAAGTCTTGCATATGTCAACAACCCGTTCTCATCAGAGTACTTTGCATATACTGTGCCAAGATGTGACTGCAAGTCCTTTATAAGCCTTTTATACAGTTTCTTTAGTTGGTTAACCGCCTTTTCTTCCTTGTGTTCCTCAATACGTCTCACAGTGTGAAGAAACTTATCAAGATTCGTTGTCTCCATTATCACCCTCTAAGTCATCTGCATTCTCATCCTCATCCTTATCATCATCAGGAGTGAACATGTCCACCGCATCCTGCTTCTTCTTTTCTTTAAGTTCCATCAGATAATTGATATCATCTACAAAGCTTAAGTAATTATAAGCAATCTCATCCGGCACACCTGCATTGATAAGAGCCTGAACCGCATTAGCTTCACTTGCAACATCAACAGGGAAGTTTCTCTTATATTCTGAATAGCACTGTAAATAATCAAATGCTATTCCTCTCTTGTTAAATGCCGAACCTATCACCTTAAACATATAAGTGTCGGCTCCACTTATCTTGGCTTCAAACACACCGCACTTTGCTTCAAATGCAGTAAGCTTGAATTTTAGCGATATTCCGGAAGCACTTCCAAAGCTCTGATCATTAAGATTAGGAGTCTTTGAAAACCTGTATATATTCCTCTCCAGCCTATCCAAATGGTGTTCATTAAACCCGTCATTTATATCTTTAGTAAGATAATAAACGCTGTGTGCACTACCCTGAAGTACCGGCGGAATAAGAATAGATCCGCTTACCTTAGATTTTATAATCTCCTCATCTGATATATCCACTCCGTCAAATACTTGCTGTGCTTGCGTATTTCCCTCAGCATCATTTGCATTATCTGACACTGTCTGATCATACTCATCAATAAGCGCAATCACTCTCTCTGCACTGCTCAACATCTCTCCATTTAATGGTATAAGCTGTAGTGGACAATAATCAAACAGATGAGCTTCTGCCTTTATAAACTGGAATGCTCCCGGAGTTCCCTCAAAATAATAAATATTTTTATCATCATACCCTTCAGCTTTCCATTTTTCAGCACCGGTTATATCTGTATAACTGTAATACCTTACCGCATAGCTCGGACTTTGCACCTTGTCCTTACTGACTACAAGACACTCAAATGGCGGTACAATCATACATGACTCTTCACCATCTTTATTGATATAAAAAAGGCGACCTGCATATCCGCACACAGATGCATACTTGGTCACCTCTTGATTTAAGTCATAAAAATTATTGCCTGTTATAAAATCGGTTAAGCACTTTTGAGCTTCACTGACCTTATCCTCTCCGCCTGTTTCTTCCAGTGAGTCGTTATCGGTGGCATAGCTGTATGCAGCAGCTTTTCCTGCAAAATATCCAATCATAACATCATTTATCTCACCAAAGAAATCATGGTTAAGTCTGTTGTTTAGCTGTTTCCCGCCTAATGCTTCCAAATCCTTATCTATGAACCTTGGCTCCCGTCCAAATATAGGCACTTTGTCTTCATAGCACTTATATCTCTCGTACAAGTTCTTTGTATGTAAACGATTTGTTGCGTGCCTTGCCGTAAGTTTGCTGATAAGTTCATCTGTTATTCCGTCCCTGTCAAGTGCCTCTATAAACCCTGTGAAATCAGGATAGTCCTCATTTCTTTTCATTTTTTTACCTCCTTCCTGTTTTTTAGTTTTGTATCATAAAATACTTTACCGTTCGGCAATATTGTAAGTCCGCATTTATAGCAAACCCGTACATCTCCGTGTGTGACAAAACAATGGTGGCACATTAAAGCCTCCTTCCCGCAACTGCCTTACTCTTAAATGAAAGTGGCTCTAATGCATAGCGCATAGCATCCATAAGATGATTAAAATCATCAATAGGCACATTTATTTTTTCTCCTGTCTTCTTATCAATGTCCCACGTGTAGTTGCTTATTTCAGTTATAAAATTCACACATTTAGGATGAATAATGATGTGATACCCTTGGATAAAGTCAATGCCGTTTCTAATGCTATCCGGTCCTTTGATAGCAGGAGTTAGCCTTTGTAATCCTAGCTTCCTCAATCTGTCATTACTCTTAGGCTCCGATGCATCTGCCCTTATATGTTCCTTTGCATATCCCATCTTAATAACTTCATCAGCTATCGATTCATTGCTCATTCCTCTCCTATACATTTCATCGAATACCCATATCGTCTTACTCTTAGTATCTACAAGACCACAGAACAAAGCGCTTGGGTCATTCGTATAACCGAAATCCAGTCCGAATACCGACTGTATTGTTGATATCTTTTTTATCTCGTTTATATCAAAGACTTTTTCTTCCCAGTTTTCATATACAAGACCGTCTACTATTCCCCACTCGCCAAGTCCTGCAACCTGGTACCTTCGTGGGTTGTTCTTTTTCATTGACTCAAATACCTTCAGATCGGCTTTATCCAGCCACTCATTGCAGAGATAATTTGTAGTCATTGCTAAAACTTCATCATCAGGAGTATCAAAGAACCTTTTCTTTATCCAGTGATGCTCGTTCCAAGGATTCAGGGTTATTGTTATCTGATTAAACAGTTTTACATCTTCAGGTATAGCACCTCTTATTGACTCATCAAGCATATTGAAGTCGTTTTCATTTGATATCTCATAGGCCTCTTCAAGCCACATCCAACAAAGATATCCTTGCTCTACCGTGATTGATGTAATCTTAAGTGGATCATCAAGGCCCCTGAAGTAAATCTTCTGCCCTGTAGGTATGTAAGTCATCTCAAGCGGTGATTCTTTCACTTCCCAATGGTTTTCAACCTTCAGTCTCCTTATTGCCCACTTAAGCTCTGTAAAGCAACTATCCTTTAATGTTCTGAATACCTTGCGGACCACAAGCAAATTAGCCTGTGGATACTTCATGATCGCCCATATATACCAAAGGGCGGTTGTCTTAGATTTCTTACTCGCACGACTGCCCTTACAGACTCTGTATCGGCCTTTATATCGCCAATATGTGCCATATCCCTTGCCAACTATCTCCGGTAGATGAATCCTAATACTTTCAATCTTCAAGTTCATCACCCCCTGAGATTATTACCGGCGCATTGGCAGTAACATCTAACTTATCTTTAAACAGCCCCATGCGCTTGCCTAAGAGCTCCGCAGCTTTCAATCGTTCTTTCTCGTCAGGAAGCTTCTGCAACCTTCTTGCTTCGCTACAGCCTTCACCTACTCCCTCGACAACTACAATCTCCGACTGCGCCTCGCCTCTCAGTACTGAGGTAAGGTATGCAAGAACTTCCTGCTGGTCTGCAATTTTTTTGTCTGATAACTCTTTGAGTTTTTCGTCAATATAGGATTTGATATTAGGTTTTATTAGGTTTTCAACGCCTATAACATTTGCCGTCTTCTTGCTGTATCCTGCCTTTATGGCCGCCTCTGTCGCATTCCCGCTGATGATATATTCATCAGCGAAGCGTTGCTGTTTTAATGTCAGCTTCATATATCATCAGCTCCTTCCTGCATACAAAAAAGACAGCCATATTGACTGTCTTAAACGAAAAATAGCTTAGAGGTTCATTACAACGATTTCCTCCGAAACATTGAGAGCGGTAAAATGCCCACCCGCTCTCGAACCCTTAAAAGGAGGATCTTATGAAAAAGTATACTTGCTTTAA